GAGGCCTACAGGCCTGGCCGTGATGCAAAGCTCAATGCCTCGGGCAACATGTCCAAGGCCGCAGCAGTGAAGGCGCTCAAGGGTGGCGGTGATCTCTTTACCCTCAGGGACAGGAAGGGCAAGCTCAGGCCAGGCGTCTTCCAGAGGATCAAGGGCAAAGGAATCAGGTCCGTCCTGTCGTTCAACCAGCTGCCGAACATCCCCAAGCGTTGGCCCATCGAGCGCATTGCACGCGAGAGCGTCGGCAAGAGTTGGGCGCCGCTGATCAATCGGTATCTGGCCGAGGCGCTGCGGACGGCGAAGTAAGTGGCATAGGCCCCTGGTCTTTGGGTCCTCCCTGCCAACCTCAAACGTGGGTAACTCGCCAGCCAGCTTTGTGGCCAGCGTCAGACCCGAGCACCCTTTAACCCAGGCCACGACAGGCAAGTGATCCCCTGCCCCCTTAACAACCGCTGCGGCTCCTTAAGTTAAGACTGTGGCCGCTTAACTTAAGCCCATGCCACTGGTTACTCAGTCCGAATACGCCAAGCTCCGAGGCTGCAGCGAGGCTGCCGTCAGCACCGCAAGGAAGAAGCGGATCAAAGCGGCCGAGGTGATCCAGGGCGGCAAGGTGCTCATCGATTCGGAGAAGGCTGACGACCTGTGGGCCCGCAATAGCAGGCCCCGCCGCGGCGGCAATCTGCCCAAGGCCCCACAGCCAGCCAAAGCCAAACCGCCACCACCGGCCAGCCTGCCCACCGATGAGCAGCTGCTGGCGCTGGTGCAGGGCCTGCCCGAGGATCAGGTTCCCGACCTGATCGACAGCCAGCGCCGGAAGGAGCATTACCTAGCTGAGCGCGCCAAGGTTGCGGCGCTGCGGGAGCGTGAAGAGGTGGGGCCCATCCGCGAGATGGAGCGCGAGGCGTTTGCGCTGGCGAAGTCCGTGCGGGAAGGGATGCTGTCGATCATCCCCAGGATCAGCGCCGACCTTGCCGCTCTGGGCGATCCGTTCGAGGTGGAGCAGCTGCTCGAGGCCGAGGTGATCACGGCGCTGCGGGTGCTGGCCGATGGCTGACGCGGCACTGGCCTACCGGCAGGCGTTCCTGAATGGGCTCAGGCCCGAGAGCCTGGGCACCGTGAGCGAATGGGCCGACCAGTACAGGGAGCTGAGCGGCGTGGGCTGCCCGGAGCCGGGCTTGTGGCGCACCAGCCGCACCCCGTATCTGCGCGAACCGATGGACACGCTGAGCGCCAGCAGCAGGTTTCGGCGGGTGGTGCTGGTGTTCGGCAGCCAGCTGGGCAAAACCGAAGCGGGGCTGAACTGGCTGGGCTACGTGATCCACTGGCGGCCGGCGCCAACCCTGCTGGTGGTGCCGACCCTGGAGATGGCCAAGCGGCTGAACCGGCAGCGACTGGAGCCGTTCTGCCGTGAGACGCCGGTGATCGCCGAGCGGATCCCACCACCGCGCAGCAGGGACAGCGGCAACAGCGCTTTCCTGAAGCTGTTCCCGGGTGGGCTCTTTGTGCTCACCGGGGCCAACTCAGCAGCGTCGGCCCAGTCGATGCCGGCGGCCAACCTGTTCGCCGACGAGGTGAGCAGCTACCCCCTGGAGCTCGACGACAAGGGCGACCCGCTGGAAAACTTTGAGAGCAGAACGGCCAACTTCCCGCGGGGCAAGACGCTGATCACCAGCACCCCAGGTGAAGCCGAAGCGTGTCGGGTGACGAAGGAGTTTGAGACCAGGTCCGATCGCCGCCGGTTTCACCTTCCCTGCCCAGCCTGCGGTGAGATGCAGACCTTGATCTGGCCGCAGTTCAAATGGGACAAGCCGGACGGTGATGTGCGGTACGAGTGCATCCACTGCAGTGAGCGATTCGAAGAGCGGCACAAGGCGCGGATGTTGCCGGCTGGTGTGTGGGTGCCGACCGCTGCAGGCGATGGCATGACGGCTGGCTTCCACCTGCCCGGGTGGTATGCGCCGCTGGGCTGGAAGAGCTGGGGCGAGATCCGTAATGAGTTCCTGAGGGCCAAGGCTGACCGGGTGCTGCTCAAGGGCTGGGTGAACAAGCGAGCGGCCGAACCCTGGCGCGATGAGATCGAGAACCAGTTCAACGCCGAGGGCCTGGCCAAGCGTCGCCAGGACACTGAAGCCGGCAACGGCTACCCCGTTGGCAGCGTGCCCAATGGCGTGCTGGTGATCACCGCTGGCGTTGACGTTCAAGGGGGCGGCGGGAGCATGGGTGAGCGGCTGGTGGTGAGCTTCTGGGGCTGGGGCAAAGGCGAGGAGGGCTGGCACCTAGGCCACTTCGAGATCCACGGTGATCCCCAACAGCAAGAGGTGTGGCAGCAGCTCGACAACATCGCCGCGACCACCTGGCGACGCGACGACGGCCAGCAGCTGCGGATGGCCCGGGGCGGCATCGATGACGGCGGCCTGGCCACGGTGGCGGTGCGTAACTTCTGCCGCACCAGGCACGCCACCTGGGTGCCGATGAAGGGCAATGGCGAGAAGGGAAAGGCGCTGATCGGCAAGGGCTCAGCGATTGACGTGAACGGGAAGAACAAGACGGTCCAGAAGCGTGGCCTGATGCTCTACATCGTTGGCACAGATACCAGCATCACGCACCTGCAGGGCCGGCTGCGCAATGAGCAGCTAGGCCCCGGCTACCTGCACCTCGGCGCGTGCAGCAGTGATCAGTTCCTAGACGAGATCTTTCCCTGGAAGCGAAGGGCCAAATTCGTGAAGGGCTTCACCCAGTACGAATGGCACCTACCAAACGGCGCGCACGACGAAGCCGGCGACTGTACCCGCATGGCCTATGCCGCGCTGCAGCTGGTCACCCGCCGCTACAACCGCGCCACCATGTGGGACCAGCTGGAGGCGCAGCTGACGCAGGCTCAGCCTCCCAAGCCGCAGCAGCCGCCCCAGCGTCGGGCTAGCAATTACTGGTAGGTAGACTTCAGGCATGAGCTACTCAGCAGAGCAACTAGCGGAACTCCGCTCGGCCATTGCCGAAGGCGTGCTGAAGGTCAGGTTTTCGGATGGCCGAGAGCTGACCTACCGCAGCCTGGCGGAAATGCTGGCGACTGAACGAAAGATGGCCGCCGAGGTGGAAACGGCAGGTCAAACCAAGCCCGTGCGCCGGATCTACCAGACGTTCCAGAGAGCGTGAGCGATGGCAAAGCGCAGCCGGGCGATGCTTGAAGATGATCTAAAGATTGCGCAATCAGAGCTGTATAAAGCCAACCTGCGCGCCTATGAGGCCGGCAAGCAATCGCGCCGCACAGATGGCTGGTACGAACGCAACCGAGGCCCTAACGCTGACCTGCGGCAAGTGCTGCAGCGAATCGTGTCAAGGCATCAGGATCAGGTGGACTCTGATTCCTGGGCAAGCAAAGCAATCGCGGTAGTAGTAAACAACTGGATTGGTGAAGGAATTGTAGGAGAACCAGTTAATAAAAATAAAAAATATTCGCAACTATGGAATGATTGGGCAGATTCTACGACTTGCGATTTCTATGGCAAACTCAATTTTTACGGACTGCAGGCATTGGCGGCTCGCACCATTGCGGTTCGCGGCAGTTGCCTTGTCAGGCGGCGGATCGATGAGCGGCTGATCCTGCAAAACTTGCCGCCGCTGACCCTGCAGGTGTTGGAGCCGGACTGGCTTGACATGTCGAAAGACAACGGAACGTCCATTGTCTTTGGCAAGGAGTATGACGCCGAAGGCCGGCTAACCGGCTATTGGATCAGGAAGAATCACCCCGGCGAAAGCGATTGGCGTCAGTCGCGCTTGGGGTCTGATCTGGTCGCAGCGTCAGAGATCTGTCACGTCTACGACGTGCGCCGGCCTGGGCAGGCGACCGGCGTCCCCTGGGGTGCATCCTCGCTGCTGACGCTGCGGGACATCGGGGACCACGCTCAAGCTCGCCTCATGGTTGACAAATTGGCGGCGTGCTTTACCGCGTTCATCACCGACTCAGACCCGGACGCTGCACCGGCTGACCCACGCAACCCGGACCCCTCAATCCCAACCCTGTTTGAGAAACTGGAGCCTGGCGCTATTGAAGTGCTACCGCCAGGCAAGGAGATCCATTTCAGCAATCCGCCCAGCCCGGGGAACTTCATCGAGATGCAGCGTCATCATCTTCATTCGGTGGCGGCCGGCTACGGGATCACGTTTGAAGCGCTGACCGGGATCCTCTCTGAGGTCAACTTCTCCAGCGGCCGGATGGGGTCTCTGGAGTTTCACCGGAACGTCGGTCACTGGCGCTGGAATATCGCCATCCCTCAACTCCTGGATCCCATCTCAAGATGGTTCGCAACTGCCGTCCTGCAGGCAGGCATGGCTAACAGGGTGAATAGTCGGATGCTCTGGACGCCTCCACGCAGGGAGATGATCAACCCAGCCGAGGAGATCCCGGCATTGGTGGCAGCGATCCGTGGCGGCCTGACGAGTCTCTCTGAGGTTCAGCGCTCACTGGGCTATGTGCCTGCCCAGGTACTGGACGAGCTGGCTGCGGATCTGGCCAGCGCCCGCGAGAAGGGCCTTGCGCTTTCCGTTGATGCCAGGCTCGTCTCGGATTCCGGCGTCACCCAGGCCCGCCCGCCCGGCTCCGGCATCCCGGAACCGGGAACGCCTATTCCGCCGTCGGTAGCATAAAGCTATGCCCGAGTCCATTCCTACTGCAACGCCGCTGGAAACAGGCAATCGAGCCTGCCAGCGGATGGCACTGGTCTCCCCCTCCTCATGGGATGAAGAAACCAGAACTGCAACG